CATATACCACTTTGATGAAGACACAAACGCGACGCTGGTCAGAGATAAGATCAGCACCGTGGATCTTGTCACCAGGGTAAAGGTGGTAGGCAAGGAAGACAGCGAAGGAAGGCAGCCGGTGGAGGCTGTACTCGACGGCCAAACCCAGTATGGCATACGCCAGAGGATCTACAACAGATCTGAAGACGACACACTGGCTACAGCGAAATCAGCAGCCCAGGAAATGCTGAACGAACATGGTAAGCCGGCCAGGACGATAGTTCTCGAAGCTCCGGACGTGCCAATGATCCGAAAAGGGGACAAAATCCACGTCAAGGCAGGAACCCTCAATGGATACTACATCATCAAAGCCATAAGACACGATGCCGGCAGCAGGACCATGACCATGGAACTGGAGGACGAGGTAAACAATACAACAGTAGCCAATACCACACAGGCCTCAACTGCTGCAGCTTCAAGCTATGGGGAGTTCAACAAGGGCGACATCGTGATCTTGAACGGACCGGTATATCGCGACAGCTACGGCAACGGTCAAGGGAAGACATTCACTAATCGCAAATGTACCATCACCATTAAAGTGGACACTTCAAGGCCATGCCCGTATCACGTGGACGCCATCGGCTGGGTAAAACCAAGCTCAATAACTAAAGCATAGGAGGTGGGGAGGGTGAAACCATCATCAGGTAACGCAGGCATAAACAAGCTGGCAAGAGTAATGCAGCAGCGGATGAAAGAAGTAAATGCAACCCCCCTCTTGCTTGATTTTGGAGTAATACAGGAAGATTACAGCTTGCTAACCAACACATATCCGATACCAATCCCTAAAACCGATTACCTGGTATGCAGGGATGTAACTCATAACCCAGGTAAACCATTAACCCAAACGAAAACGGAAGCCAACCATTCTCATGATGTAGTGCTTCCGGAAAGCATGCGTTGGCTTAAGCCAGGAGACAGAGTCCTGGTGGCCTGGGTACAAAACGACGCCGTAGTCATTGACATTGTACTATCGGCAACAAAGATAGGAGGCTGATCATATGGCAGATAAAAACCTGTTTCCTGTCTTTGAAGTTCCAGAAATTAATATATCGACACCTGCAGAAGAGCAAAAATACAAGCCGAGCGTTTATTTTGATTTCGAGCTTGGAGATTTTAGAAGAGACGGAGCCAACAAGCTGGTGGTGGCCGATGGGAAAGAAGCATATAAGCAATGGTGCATTAAGACCGTGCTGACTGAACGCCTGGAAAGAATGGCGTACAGCAGCGATATAGGAATTGAGCTTCATGACGCATTAAAACAGGCAGACAGGCAGGCGGTAGAATCAGCCCTGGAGAGAACTATCACAGAGGCGCTCATGGTCAACCCAAGGACAGAATATGTCCGGGGATTTGAGTTCACGTGGACCGGCGACAGCATATACTGCGAGTTCATCGTAAAGGGCAAGGAATGGGAAGAACAAAAAATAGGCGTGAACTTTCAAACATAAGGAGGTGGAATGAATGTCGATACCAGAGTTTACACCGCCCAGTTTCTTGAACGATCAGGATGCCGAAACAATTCATAAGCGCATGATGGAGAACCTGCCACCGGACATAGACAACACGGAAAACGGCTTTCCCTGGGATTTTACCAAGCCTACAGCGCTTGAAAAAGCGGAAATGCTGGAATTCCACCTCGTAGAAACGCTGAAGATCATGTTCCCGATGTGGGCATACGGCGAATGGCTGGACTATCATGCCAAAGGACGCGGTATAACAAGAAAACCTGCAAATCCAGCTTCAGGAGAGCTCCTGATAACAGGAGTACCAGGAACGACTATACCTGCAGGCTTCAGATTTGCTGCACCGGCCACAGCAGACACGCCGGCGATTGAATACCAGACAACCGAAAAGTATACCATCGGCGAAGACGGGACCGTCAGAGTTCAGGTAACGGCAGTAGAGCCTGGCACCAAAGGAAATGTGCCGGCCAATACGGTCACTTTGATGATGACACCAATCAAGGGCATTACATCAGTGAACAACGAAACAGCAATCACAGGCGGAACCGAAGTAGAGAGCGACGACGAGCTGCGCAACAGGATCATGGAAATTGACGCAGCCAGTGAGGCCAGCTTTGTAGGCAGCGACGGCGATTATAAACGATGGGCGCAGGAAGTTCCTGGCGTAGGCACAGCACTGGTAATGCCTGAATGGGCAGGACCAGGAACGGTGAAGGTAGTCGTAATTGACGCCAACGGCCAACCAGCCAACCAGGCGATAATTACTGCAGTATATAACAACATAATATCGCCGGACAACAGGTTGCAGAGAAAGGCTCCAATAGGCGCCACGGTCACCGTAGAGGCACCGACGGCCAAGGAGATAAATTATAGCTTCACGCTCGAATTAAAGGCAGGTGAGAACCAGGAAACTGTTCTGGAGCGTTTCAAAGCGCAGCTTCGAACATACTACGTCGAAGCCAAGAAGGAAGGAGTAGTGAGATACAACAAAGTAAGCTCCATTTTAACCAACACAGAAGGAGTGAAAGACTTCACGGGACTTACCATGAACGGGGGCACCGTCAACATTGTGCTTGAGGAGGACGAATACCCAGTAACGGGCACTATTGATCCGGGTGGAGGTGGGAGCGCATGAATTTAGAAAACTTCCCTACCAGCCCTGCGGCCAAGAGGATGTTGAAGACCGTATCTCCGATTTATGATAAGTCCTACGTTGCAAAATGGATATTCCAAGTCATGGGCCTGGAGATTGACGAGGCCTGGAAATTCTTCGAAGAGCTGCGACTTCAAGCATTCCCGGAGACGGCCACGTGGGGGATCCAGTATTGGGAACAGCGGTACCACATACCATCAGATGAGAGTTTGAGCCTCGAAGAGAGGAGACAAAGGGTAATCATAAAACGAGGCAAGCGGGCCCCGATAAACCCAGCAAAAATAGAACAATTTGTCCAAGATATAACCGGAAGACCAGTAGAAGCCCGGCACATAGAAGGGACATATATATTCTGGGTTCTCATTTCACCCGGGGAAAGCAATATAAACTTTCAATCCATAGTGGAGGCAATAAAAAGAGTAAAGCCGTCACATTTGGCTTTTGAGATAGTTTTTGAAAGTAAAGCAGTGGTTAGTGTAAGCACGGCAAGCCACAGATTTGACTTTCCATACCGGTTATGCGGTACGTTTTATGCTGGAGATGACGAGCAATGGAGCGGCCGGTTATTTAAGTCAGGAATTGCAGTAATACCAAAAGTTATTTATGGTGCAGTCAACTATCCATTGTGCGGTACCTTTTACGCAGGAGGTGAGCAAATATGATAACGCCGCACGGCAGGGCTCAAATAGCCAATAAAGTATTAAGCCTGCTTGCCCAAGGGGCCTATGTCAAAGACGGGCAGCAAGTGACCGTCCCTATTTTCCGGAAGGAATATAGCGAAGAATCAATTCAGGTTTATCTTTATTTAACAGACGAAGATGTAGGGACATTTACAAAGTTTCAAATTTTAGATGCGGAAGGTAACATAATATTGGATAAGCCTGAAAACATAACCAAAACAGCTGATAAAGGCATGTTGATAGCATTCAAAGTCAGCATAAGAGAGGAGGAAACATAATGCCTTATACGCCCACAGAATGGTTAGATCATATAGTTGACCCATTAACTGGCGAGATAATCCAGCAAGGGACGCCCGTCAGCGCAACCAAGCTAAATAACATGGAACGTGGGATTAAAGAAGCATATGATGCGGCAGAAATATCGCTTAATCGCACCGGATCTTTAATGACAGATGCGCTGGACATGCGCATGCGTTATGAATTTGATGGACATGCAAGGGCCTATGGTTTAGCGACAAATATGTACTGGATCACGTTCAGGGACACAAACGACATCAATATTATTTCCGGAGCCTACGATGAGGCTAACAAGAAGGTTGTGCTACCGTAAATAATAAGGGGATGTTATCTTGCCGCAGACAAAACAGAGCCAGCTTCTCATTTACCAGAAGTACGTCGATCTAATCGAGTATGCATATAACCTTTTGCGTAAATTCCCGAAATCAGAGAAATTCGCCATGGCAGCGCACATTAAAGACAGTATGTATACCGTTTTGAAGTACATCCTGCGAGCCAATAAGGTATACAATAACCGGCAGCTACGCGTCGACATGCTCAATGCCATTGATGCAGAAATCCAGCTTCAGAAGGTATTAGTACGCATGGCCCACAAAAACAGATACATTTCAAACCAGAATTATATGGAGTGGTCGCGTCGCCTCGATGAAATCGGCCGCATTCTCGGCGGTTGGATACGGTCCACCGTTGGCCAAGACCTATAGAAATTTATTTGATCCGGCCTTAACATTTTCATCACTTATGGCGGCGCACCTGAAAGGCAGGAAAGGCAAGAGGTTTACTGCCGAAGTTATCCAATTTGAAATGAATCTGGAGGGCAACTTGTTTGCTCTGGCCAGGGAGCTGAAGACAGGAACATACCGGCCAGGGGGATATCGGGAATTTACCATATATGAACCAAAAGAGCGCTTAATCAAGGCGGCACCATACCGCGACAGGGTGGTGCATCAGTGGTATGTAGGCAATTTCATTAAACCAGTGTTCGGCCCAGCTTTTATATTTGACTCTTACGCATGCCTGGAAGGCAAAGGCATGCACAGGGCTGCCTACCGAGTTCAGGAATTCCTGCAGCGAGCCAAACGAGCGTGGGAGGAACCTTATATTTTGAAATGTGACATAAAGAGCTACTTCTTTAGCATCGACCATGACATCCTCTATAACATCATTGCACAAAAAATAAAGGATCCCAAAGTATTGTGGCTCACTAAAGTAATCCTTGACAGCACGGAAAATCCAGGGATACCGGTGGGCTCTTATACTTCGCAGTGGTTTGCAAACGTATATTTACACCAGCTTGACATGTTCGTAAAGCACCAGCTGCGAGTAAAAATGTATGCTCGATATATGGACGACTTTGTGATGGTCTTGCCAGACAAGGCAACCGCAAACCATGTTTTAGAGCAGATCAGGTCTTTCTTGACAAGAGAGTTAAGGCTGGAGCTGAATCACAAGTCACAAGTATTCCCCGCCAAAAACGGGGTTAATTTTTGTGGTTATAAGATCTGGCTAACTCATATGAAGATACGAACGGAAAGCAAGCGCCGCATCAAGCGGAAGCTGCGAAAATTTCAGGAGAAATATAAGGCAGGTGATATGGATGTAGACGATATCAGAAGGGTTTTAATGAGCTGGATGGGATATGCCAAGCACGCAGATAGCTACTGGCTAATCCACAAGATACTTAACCAGTTCACATTTACAAAGTAAAAACCATAGGGATAAGGCTGTAGCTGCGAACTCGAACTTCCCGTATTCGTCCAACCCTGTGTTCATCCGCGGTGGCAACTACAACACGTCCAACGCTGGTCTGGCTTACTTCAACAACACCAATGGCAACGCCAACAGCAACAGGGGCTTTCGCGCCTGCTCTGGTTTATTTTGCGAGATGATGTAGGTTCAAGGACCTATATCCAGGGCTACCAGAACCAAAGGAGCCTTATTCCTTCCCTATATGGGTAAAAATACAAGCCGAAAAGGGCATTTAGTAGCAGAGCGTTAGCAATGCGAATAATGCCCTTTGTTTATTATTCAATTATCGAGGAGGAATGACCATGGCTTTAGTTTCAGGAATAGCAAATGCGCCGGTTCTGCCAGCGGGATGGAAGCCGGTCAATCATGTGTCCGGCCAAACATTTCAAGAAACCACTCTGGCTAATTGGAAATATAACTATGACCCGGATAACACGGTAAACGGCGTAGCACCCAAGATGTGGGCCAATGCCAAGGACACAAAGGGCAACCTTTGGGTGTGGATACCTCGTTTCACTTATCGGGCCATACAATATGCCGATGACCCAGAGGTAAAAATCCGGTTCAGCAACGGAACCACAGACGATACTACTTCTATTGATGGCCGGGCATGCAAGAAACACCCAGCGTTTAAATTTGGAACGGTAGAGCTTTCAGGAATCTGGGTAATGAAATATGAGGCATATCAGGATACTGCCAATGGAGGCATTCCAGGTTCACTACCGGGCCAAGTTTCTTGGCGGAGCATAACAGTAAATGACATCTTCAATCAGTGCTTGAATCTCAAAAATCATGTTGCAACTTCGGATGTCGGCCTGGATAGCCACATGCTGAAGAACTCCGAATGGGGCGCTGTTGCGCTTTTGGCCTATGCAGTAGGGCAGGGGCGTCCGAAGATTAACGGCGATAGTGGATATCATACCGGATATACCACAAACGGCCAGACAAATACGACTGGTTCATTAGATACATCAGGCGAGACTTCAACGACTGGCAATCCTACTGGAGTATTCGACATGGTAGGTTGCGCATGGGAATATGTCGCTTCTTATGTGAACAATGGAAACAGCAACCTAACTACCTATTGCCAATCGCTCGTTAATGCCGATGCGAAATATAAAGATGTTTTTCCGGTTGGCTCCGGCGACACACAGGCGGCTAACTATTCAGCAGCCTCCGGTTTGACTGACGGCATGCTTATTCACGAGACATCAACCGCAGGTGAAGGCTCAACCTCTTGGAAGAACTGGAATAACCAAGCTGCGTACTCGTACTTCCCGTATTCGTCCTTCCCTGTGTTCGTCCGCGGTGGCTACTACTACGCGTCCGACGCTGGTCTGGCTTACTTCAACGGCGCCGGTGGCGGCGCCAGCAGCGGCGGGGGCTTTCGCGCCTGCTTTGTAAATCTGAATTCTGCTCCTCTGATTTCTGGATCAGATGAGGATTTAGGAGAAAAAAGCGGGCCCTTCAGCATCGTGTACCAAGTATCAGACCCAGACGGAGACAGCGTAAACATTACGGAAAAGATTAACGGAAATGTAGTAAGAACCATAGAAGATGTTGCCCAGGAAACAGACATAGAGCTTGCAATTGATTTAACAACATGGGGGAATCTGGCGCTCAACCAATCCCATACCATTACAATCGAAGCTACAGATAGCTTTGGAAACACCAGTACCAGGACATATACATTCACAAAAGTAAATGCTGTGCCCAGCGCACCAGGGACCATTGTTTCACCAGTAGCCGGTTCTACGGTGGTCGGCAATGTAACTATCGAGTGGACGGAGGCCACCGACCCAGACGGGGATGCTCTGACTTATTCCGTCTATTACTCGGCGGACGATGGGATGACGCTGCTTCCCATTGCTACCGGCGTAACGGCTTTAATGCTTGCCTGGGATACTACCGCGGTGCCAGAAGGAACAAACTAC